AACTATCCATTCTTTTTTAAACCAATACAAGATGGTATGGATAAGCCAAAAACAGAATTAGCATATAGGGTTCCAGCATCTAAGATTACGAAAAAAAACATGTATGTAGTTGCCGAGAGTGAGCTTGAAGGTTTGGACACAACCATAGACTGGAAGAACACATCTGACAATAGTTATGATGGTGAAAAACTACAATTACTTATACATGATGAAAGTGGAAAATGGGAGCGACCAGAAAATATTTTAAACAACTGGCGTGTTACAAAAACCTGTTTACGTTTGGGTAGTAAAGTTATAGGTAAATGTTTGATGGGCTCTACATCTAACGCTTTGGATAAAGGTGGTAAAAACTTTAAAGATTTATATGAATCATCTTGGTGTATAAATAGAAATTCAAATGGACAAACAAAAAGTGGTTTGTATAATTTATTTATACCTATGGAATGGAACATGGAAGGATTTATAGATAAGTATGGTATGCCAGTTTTCAAAACCCCTAGTAAATCTGTAGAAGGTATTGATGGAGAAGATATTTATCAAGGAGCTATTGATTATTGGGAAAACGAAGTAGAATCATTAGCGTCTGATCCTGATGCTTTAAACGAATTTTATAGACAGTTTCCAAGAAGTGAGTCACACGCATTTAGAGATGAAAGTAAACAATCTATATTTAATCTAACAAAAATATATCAACAAATAGATTACAACGATTCAATAAATATTGCACACCACGTAACCCAAGGGGGCTTTCATTGGAAAGACGGTATAAAAGATTCTAAGGTTATATGGAGCCCAAATAAAAGAGGAAGATTTTTTGTATCTTACATTCCTAAACCGACTCTACAAAATAATGTAATTTTGAAGAACGGTAAAAAATATCCAGGTAACGAGCATATAGGTTCATTTGGTTGTGACTCTTATGACATATCTGGGGTTGTAGTAGGTAGGGGATCAAATGGTGCGCTTCATGGATTAACTAAATTTAATATGGATGAAGCACCTAGTAATGAATTTTTTTTAGAATATATTGCTAGACCTCAAACTGCAGAAATATTTTTTGAAGAAGTGTTGATGGCTTGTGTGTTTTACGGCATGCCAATTTTGTGCGAGAACAACAAACCAAGATTGTTGTACCATTTTAAAAACAGAGGGTACAGAGGTTTTTGTTTGAATAGGCCAGATAAGACATATAACAAACTATCAAAAACAGAAAAGGAGTTGGGTGGTATACCTAACACCTCAGAAGATGTAAAACAATCTCACGCTTCGGCGATTGAGTCTTATATAGAAAAGCATGTAGGCTTTGACTTTGAGGGCACACACCGAAGTAAAGATGAAATAGGTAGAATGTATTTTCAGAAAACACTTGAAGATTGGGCAAAGTTTGATATATCTAACCGAACTAAGTTTGACGCTTCAATAAGTTCTGGACTAGCAATTATGGCAAATCAAAAACACTTGTATACTCCAATTCAAAAACAATCAAAAATAAGCATTAACTTTGCAAGATATAACAATACTAGCTCAGTGAGTCAATTAGTTAATAGATGAAAGAAGTAGAAATAAAAATTCAAGCTGCTGCCTTCCCTGATCAGTTTGCTTCCGACGCTGTAAAAGATACCGTAGAATACGGATTACAAATAGGACAAGCTATACAATATGAATGGTTTAGAAGAGATAACGGCTCTTGTAGGTTCTACAATCAATCAGCTGAGTTCATGCGCCTACGCCTGTACGCGCGCGGGGAACAATCTATAGCAAAATATAAAAATGAATTAGCTATAGATGGAGATTTATCTTATTTAAATTTAGACTGGAATCCAGTACCTATTATACCAAAGTTTGTTGACATAGTAGTAAACGGAATGTCTGACAGATTGTTCAAAGTAAACGCCTACGCTCAAGACGCTATGTCTGCAGAAAAAAGAAGTGAATTTCAAAAAGCTGTAGAGGGCGATATGATAGCAAAACCTTTATTCAATCAAATTGAATCTGATTTTGGTTTAAATGTTTTTACAATGCCTGAAGAGGATTTGCCAGAAACAGATGAAGAAATGGAGTTGTATATGCAAATGAAATACAAACCAGCTATAGAAATTGCTGAAGAAGAAGCCATAAATACTCTGTTTGATGAAAATCACTATAACGACATTAGAAGCAGAGTGGATTATGATATAACCACATTAGGTATCGGAATAACAAAACATCAGTTTTTGGCTGGACAAGGGGTAGTGATAGATTATGTAGACCCTGCAAATGTAGTGTACAGTTACACAGAAGACCCGTATTTCAAAGATTGTTTTTATTGGGGTGAAATTAAAACAGTCCCTATGACTGAGCTTATTAAAATTGATCCCACACTTACAAATGAAGATTTAGACAAAATATCTAAATACAGTCAATCATGGTATAATTATTACAACAATCAGCAGTTTTTTGAGAACAGTATGTTTTATAGAGACACAGCTACAATATTATATTTTAATTATAAAACCACACATTCTTTTGTTTATAAAAGAAAAAAATTAGCTGATGGTTCATACAAGACAGTAGAAAAAGATGATCAATTTAATCCACCTGCCGAAATGATGGAAGAAGGAAACTTCGAAAGGGTTGAGAAAAAAATTGATGTATGGTATGATGGTATTATGGTTATGGGAACAAATATAATGTTGAAGTGGGAACTTTCAGAAAATATGGTTAGACCAAAGTCTGCAAATCAGTTTGCTATGCCCAATTATATAGCATGTGCGCCCAGAATGTATAAAGGTGTTTTTGAAAGTTTAGTAAAAAGAATGATTCCTTTTGCGGACTTAATTCAAATGACACATTTAAAAATTCAACAAGTTGTGGCACGAGTTGTACCAGACGGTGTATTTATAGATGCTGATGGATTGAACGAGGTTGATTTAGGCACTGGTAATGCTTACAATCCAGAAGACGCATTGAGATTATATTTTCAAACAGGTAGTGTTGTAGGAAGAAGTTATACCCAAGATGGTGAGTTTAATAATGCAAGAGTGCCTATTCAACAGCTTACAGCTAATAGTGGAGCAGGAAAAATGCAAATGTTAATTCAAAACTATAATCATTATTTAGATATGATAAGAGCAGTTACAGGATTAAATGAAGCTCGTGATGGTTCTACACCAGATCCAAACTCTTTAGTTGGTGTACAAAAGTTAGCAGCCCTAAATAGTAACACAGCCACCAGACATATATTAGAAGGTAGCTTGTACATTACTCGTACATTAGCAGAATGCCTATCAATTAGAACTGCTGACATATTAGAGTTCGCAGATTTCAAAGATGAATTTGCTATGCAGATAGGTAAATATAATTTAAAAATATTAGAAGATATAAAAGAATTGTATATATACGATTTCGGAATATTTATTGAGCTTTCACCGGATGAAGAAGAAAAAGCTTTACTAGAACAAAATATACAAATGGCTTTATCTAAACAAGATATAAGTTTAGAGGATGCAATAGATATAAGAGAAATGCACAATTTGAAAATGGCTAATCAGTTGTTAAAACTTAAACGTAAACAAAAACAGGAAAGAGAGCAGCAAGCTAAAATGCAAGAACAACAAATGGCTGCTCAAATGCAAATGCAAGCAGAACAAGCAAAAGCACAGGGAGAAGCTCAAAAAATACAAATGGAGTCTCAAGCCAAGATACAAAATAGACAGGCAGATGTAGCTTTTGAAATAGAAAAGCTCAAAGCAGAAGCAGAATTAAAAAGAAATTTAATGGCAACTGAATTTCAGTTTCAAATGCAAATTAAAGGTGTAGAGCAAGCTGGGCTAAGTCAAAGAGATAAAAATAAAGAAAAAGCAAAAGACGATAGAATAAGTCAACAATCTACACAACAATCAAAATTGATAGAACAAAGAAAGAATAATCTACCATCAATAAACTTTGAATCGAATGAAGACAGTTTGGATGGCTTTGATTTGGCTGAATTTGAACCTAGGTAATGTTTGATAATTTCAACTGGCATAAATACAAAACTGTAAAATACCCACCTGATAATTCTTTAAAGACACTTGGAGAAATAAAATCTCTTTTGTCAAAACCTATGGACAAAAGTTTTGCTAACAAGTTTGATGATATATTTAAAGTTTTTAAAAACTTATTTTCAAATAGAACAAGAAAGTTTCCTGATAAATTAGTGCAAGAAATAATTGTGGAAAGTAGAAAGCCGATTATGAAAATAAAAAATTATCACAATAGAAAAAGACCAAATGTGGTTGCAAAACAATTTTCTATTAATTTACCATTTGTTAAAATGGCATCAGCACAAACTCCTGCTTTTCCTTCAGGACATTCAGCACAAGCTTTTTTATTGAAAGAAGTCTTAAGTGATATGTTTCCAGAAATGACACCGGAGTTTGAAAAGGCAGCTAAAAATATATCTAAAAGCAGAATAATGGCAAATGTCCATTACGAATCAGATAAAAGCACTGGTGAAAAGCTGGGGATGGATTTGTATAACCACTACAAAACCATCTAAAATAAATATAAATAATTGTATAACTTTGTAAAAAATTAAATCTAATGGAAATAAAAGTAAAAGACATAGGCTTGTCTGAAGAAAAGTCTAAAGCAGAAATTGAACAAGAACTTCTTGAAAAGCATGAAGAGAAGTTTGAAGACTCTCAAGCAGAACCTGAAATGGTTGAGGCAACAGAAGTGAAAGAAGAAAAGAAAGAGGAACCTGTAGCCGAAGAAGTGAATGAAGAAAAAGCTCCCTCGTCAGAGTTAAGTGACGAAGATGTTCTTACATATATTAAAAATAGGTATGACAAGGAGATAACTTCAGTAGATGATTTGTTAGCTGAAAAAGAATCAGCTCCCGAATTACCTGAAGACGTTTCAATGTATTTAAAATACAAACAAGAAACGGGCCGTGGTATTGAAGATTTCTATAAAACACAAAGAGATTTTGACACCATGGATGATGATTCTTTGATAGCTGAATATATAGCATATAACGAAGAAGGGTTAGATGCAATAGATATTCAAGATATTATGGATGATAAATTTGGTTTTGATGAAGAACTAGATGAGCCCAAAGATATCAAAAGAAAAAAACTATCAAAGAAACGTGAGCTTGCAAAAGCAAGAAAATTTTTGAACGAACAAAAGGATAAGTATAAAGTTCCGCTTGAGTCAAGTGGGGATGGATTATCTGCAGATCAACAAGAAAATTTAGATGCTTACAAGAAATATATCGACGAATCTAATACTATTAAGGAAGCAGCAGAAAAGCGCTATGATTATTTTCTAACAAAAACTAAAGAAGTTTTTAATAGTGATTTCAAAGGTTTTGATTTTACTTTAGGAGAAAATAAATATACCTATAAGCCTGGCACTTTTGAAGAGCTATCTAATACTCAGTCTGACATAAATAATTTTGTCAAAAAGTATACTGATGAAAACGGCTTAATGAAAGATGCAGCTGGTTATCATAAAGCTTTAGCTGTAGCGATGAACCCTGAAAAGTTTGCTCAATACTTTTTTGACCAAGGTGTTTCCTCGGCCGTAGATAATGTTACAAAAAAATCAAAAAACATTAATATGGAAATGAGACAATCACCACAGGTTACAATAAAAGATGGGCGTAAAATCAGAAGCATTGGCAACCAAAGTAGTGGAAGAGGACTCAAAATTAGAAGTATAAAAAAAAGTTAAACATTTAAAATAATTAAAATTATGGCAGTAAATGCAGTCCCAGGATTTGACTTACAACCATCTGCACAGCAGGTGCCACTAAGTACAAATTATATTACCAATTTTGATTTCTTGAATC